CTCCTAATTTAGTTTTCTCTATGAGATATGAACGAACAAATCCAGAACGAACAATGTCTCCTATAGTAAATTCGACCACTTCAAACTCTTTCATATTTTCTAACACTCTCATAAAATTTTGTAGTCCCTCTTTTTCAGATAGTTTAGTCAAATCTGATTGAAAGAAATCACCACAGAATATTATTTTACTATCTTGTCCAACTCTAGTAATGATTGTATCAAGTTCATGAAAATTACAGTTCTGTGATTCATCTACTATAACAATCGCATTATCTAAAGTAATACCTCTAAGATATGATGTTGTCAAAAATGTGATACTTCCTTGATTTTTTAATCTATCGTATAACATCTTAAATGCAGAATCACTTGACTGTTCAAACATAAACTGAACCATATTATGATATGGTACTTGATATAATGCAGACTTGTCTTCTTCATCGCCTGGTAAAAAACCTATATCTCTAGTTGGAACAACAGAACGAATAATAATTACATTTTCATATTTTGTTTTTGGGTCTAACACTTGTTCAAGTGCAAGATATAATGATATAAATGTTTTACCAGTTCCAGCTGCACCAAACAAAAATAAGTTTTTATCTTGTTTTCTCCACGCATCAAAAACAACTTTTTGATTATCTGTTATCGGTTTGATTGATACTAAATCATCTAGTTTGACATCTTTTTTACTCATATTTTTCCTCGTAAGTATTACCTAAATTATCGGTATATAATATATTTTTTATTTCACCACCATATATTGTAAAGTAATGATTTTGTGAAATACCAATAGTTCCGTCATATTCAAATATACCATTTTTTGTTTTGATAACAACATTGTCAATATAATCTGCTGGTATTTCTGTTCTGGTTAATTGATTAAATTGTAATCCAGAATAGTTTGGGTGATTAAATTGTATTTTCTTTTTTTCAAAGTGTAATTTATCATCAATAATATCTATCTTATCTTTTGGTACATTACTATCAACTAATGGTGTTGCAGAACAACCACCAGCCGCCTTAATAAATTTTCTATTGACAAATAAATTACCCTCTTTATCCTCTGCAACAACTGTCAAATGTGTGTATGCATTTACTCTTATGTTAGTTTCAATATATGGTAATATATCTTTAAATTTAAATGTTGCACAACAAGGTGTTGGGTTCTCATCAATTATTAAAGTAAATTTAACTATATTTTTAGACTTTGTTGTGATAACAATAGGAACATTACCACCATCTATTGCACGATATGGTGATTCAATAATTATATTATTATCTTGTGTAATTTCTTGTGTACCATATAAATCATTTTTTAAATAGTTAATCCAACTATCTGACATAACTGTTTTAGGTAACAACAAAAACACCAGTGCTATATATTTTAGTATTAATAAACTAATTACGATTTTTATGTTTGTCATAGGCTCTTTTCGCTTTTAACTTTCTAATAGTTTTCTTACCATATCTATCTGCTAAAGGACTATTTGGGTGTTTATCTGCGATTTTATGAAATACCTCTTTCATACCACTATCACCCATTTCACTACGACTTAATCCACTTACAATGTTCATACCAGTAAATGTTGTTTGCATATGTGGATTATTTTTTAGATATAACAACTTGTCCTCATACGACATTATCTCGTCATGTATTTCACCAGTTTCTTTATTTTTAAATTCGTATCTAGGCATCTTTACCTTCGTTAAAACCATATTCTTCTGTAAGTTCTGCTTTTAAATCATTCGCTCTTTCTTGAATATAATTTTTTGCAGTATGAACATAACCCATATCTTCTGGGCCGTTATCTTCAATAAATTTTTCTGCGATTCTTACTTCCTCAAGTAACCATAATAATTTGTCAAGTTTAGTTGGTCTTTCCATTTTTTAGTTCCCATATTTCTTCGTTAAGTTCTTTAACTCTTATTTGCATTTCATTTAATTGTTTTTGTAATTGATATATTTCAAACTTATAAAGTTCTTCTTTATTTAAATAGTTTTTCTTTAACTCTTTTCTCGTATCCTCTACATTTTTTGTTTCTAAATATTCTAAATCACTATCAATAATATGTTCATTAATCATATCCCAATATCCTTTTGTTGAAACCATGATGGCACACTCCTATTTTTCCAAGTCGCAAATCTAGTCTTTTCTTTTATATAGTAGTTTTTGTAAGCTGCAATAGAATTGTTTGGTATTTTACAATACTCTGGCATACACTGTGGCATATCTGTAATCTCTGGTGTCATATTAATATTTTGTGGTAACATATTTAAATATGGTATTCTATCTTCTACCGAATGTCTTGTACCATATCTATATGTAAACTCTTTTAACAAATGTTTTAACAAATGTAGTAACCAAGAATAATTACCTTTAGTTTCTCTACACCATATTGCAGAGGGATGTTTAGTATGACACGCTAACATTAAATTTTTGTCCATAAAATCCACTGGGTGTTTCCACCTTTTAACATTTCTACCAGTTTTAGATTTACCGACATATTCTTTTCCGTCTAGTAATCTATGTGCAGTTGATAAAAGTTGTGCATACTCTACACACATTTTTACAGCGTGTTTATCACAATGTTCCAAAGATGCAATCTTTGGGTCTTCATTAATATAAAATATATTCATAATTACCTTTCTCTATAAAAAATATGACTTCCTATTTTAACAGTTCGTTCCTTGTATTTTGCCCATTTAGGGTTGACATAAGTCGCATGGTAAAATGTTGCACCATCAGTTATGTCAATGATAACATCTTCTTTTTCGAATAGTTCTTTTGCAAGTGTATAAAGTTGATGATAAGTTTTTGTATCTTTTATCTCATCAGATAGTCCATCACAATACCAACTAAACTGACACATATGTTTGATAGGTTTTTTCAAACCCTTTTCTTTTAACCACCATTGTGAAAGTTTGGCTTCCTCAATCACACCACAAATACTATTTGGATATTTATCACTTAATACTCTATTAAATACAACTGCACTTACAGCGATTGCACCAGCAGTACCTTCACTTCTTGCTTCAAAATACATATTTCTTGCAAGACAATGAATCTCTGTTTCGTTAACTTTTTGTTGATAGTCTATTACTTTTTTGTATTCTTGTTTTTTTTCAAGAAATGCAATTTGTCTTGAAGTTTCTCTTGATTCATTTAATGTAATAAATGTATAACCAAAAAAAATAATAGATGCAATAATTTTGTACATAGTACCTCTCTCTTTATTTTGGGGTTGGGGAGTGGTCTGGTAATCCAACTTACTCCCCTTATTTACCCCTTGTGTTTTAGAAGTCTTGTTCATCTTTATGCATTTTATATACACCAAGACTCAGAAACACAATCCCAACAAAGGTGCAGATGGAAAGAGTTGTGAGAGAGGCATCACCATCAACAGCACCAGCTGCCAGAATACTGAACATTAATCCAATCAAAAAATAAAACATAATATACCTCATAAAATAAAATTAATAATTACTATAATAACATATTTACAATAGATGTCAACCCTATGCAGATTTTTTATAATCTTTATGAGTTGTATCTAAAAAATTTTCATCCCAAAAAAATGCCTCTTGTACAACTTGTTTTGATAACCCTTTGTATCTTTGATGTAATTTTTTATCTTTTGCAGAAATAAGAACCTCTGCTTCATTTTCTTGTAATCCCTCTAACATTTGTATAAACATAGTTTCACATTTTAGTTGTGGTAACTTATCGTTTCCACCTTTTATAAAATGAAATAACTTTCCTGCTTCTTGTTCTAACCTTGTATGTTCAGTTCCCTCTGGTGCATCATTCTTAACAAATGGTACATCTCCTTCTGGTATTCTCCAAACAATTTTTGGGTCAAAAGATGATTTAAGAACCATCTTCAGAGCATTAGATTTATACTTTCTTAATACTTCAATCTTTTTATTTTTTACCTTTGCATTATTAACCATTGTTAATACTTCATGTATTAAAGGTCTTACAACATCATATGCCATTAAAAATCTCCTAGTTTTTCAGTTAGTTCTCTCAATCTATGTTTCATAAAATATGGTAGAATTTTACTTCTACTTGTTTCACTTTCTTGTTTCCAACTATAATATATAGTATCTCTAATATGTGATGGAATCAAATCTAAATCTATCAACTTACAGTTTCTTTGATAGTTTCTTTTTATTTCTTCATTCCAATCATCAATAGGCCAAGTACCTACTTGTTTCCACGAATCTATTTTATTTTTACCTAAAGGTTTCTGTCTTAATCCCTCTACAAAAGTATTGTCTGGTGATAATATATTTGGTATTCCATCACCTCTATCTCCCTTAAAAATATG